TTCTGAGTCAGAACAGGCATTGCAGGTGCTCCTTATCAGTGCTTTGTGACAGCCGCCGCACGCTCAAGCGCACGTCGGACGATCGGGCTTTCCGAAAGCTTGTCGGCATTCGGATTCGGCTTAACAGCCACGACCGCACTTGCCTCCGCGCGTGCAGCAAGACTGTCAAGCACAGAGCGGCGCAGCGCATTGGCAGTGATGCCGCGCCGGATGGCGTCGGCTGCATCCACCGCAACGCCGAGACGCTCCGCTTGCGCGGCGATCTCGACAATCTCCGCAGCCGCAGCGCGCGCCGCTTCGTCTGGCGCTTCCAACGCAGTCTCAGACGGCATTGGCGCAGGCTCCGAAAGCGCGGTCGCAGTCGCCTGCTGCTCGACTTCCGTTTGCGGAACGTTGTCAGGCTCCGCCTGATCGGTCATCTTCAACCTCCTACGATCGTGGGTTGCCGAACTGCGCCGTCGCGGCGGCGGCGCAAAGGTCGCAGTCATGTCAGACAGCGCAGTCTCGACGGTGCCCATACGATCGGCCAGACCGATGGAGATGCCTGCGCGGCCGCGATAGATCGCCGCATCCGTGGCGCGTACTGTCTCTGGCGTCAGGTTGCGGTTGCGCGCGACCACGTCGACCAACTCGCCGTAGAGCGCATCAACGTCCGCCTGGATCGCTTCGCGCGCTGGGCTGGAAAGAGGCTGATGCGGATTGCCATCGAGCTTGTGCGCACCCGCGTGTATGAAAGTCCATGTGAGGCCTGCCTTAGCATCCGCGCCGCTCTGATCAACATGCGCAGCAACGATGCCGATCGAACCCACTTCCCCAGTCCGCGTGACGTAAATGCGATCTGCTGCACTGGCGATGGCGTAGGCTGCCGAGGTCGCGCTGTCGCTAGCAACCGCCCACAACGGCTTGCCTGCGGCACGACGAGCCGACATTAAGCGATCGACAAGGTCAAACATGCCTGCGACTTCGCCGCCTGGCGAGTCGATCTCCATCACCACGCCACGCACCGCCGAATCGGCAAGCGCGTTCTCGATGATGTCGCCAACCTCGCTGTAGACTGACGCGCCGAACAGTTCAGTCAGCCAGTCACTGCGCGCGACCAGCGGTCCAAGCACCGGCACCACTGCGATGCCAGCATCAGTGACTGCATAGCCGCGCGAGCGCTTGGGCTTGCTGGTCTGCGCTGCAGGGTCAACGTGACCAGCCGCAAGCATTGCTTCGAGCGCGCGCGGCGCGATCGCCATCGGTTGGCTGGTGAACCGAATAAGCGCTGTTTGCAAAGACGTCATGTTTCCTCGTCTTCATCCAGTTGCGGCTCGTCGTTGTCGTTGTCCGCTGCCATGTTTCCGGCGCTTGGCGTCGATGAGAACACCAACCCAAGCCGTTGCTCACGCGCGCGATCGGCAGCGATCTCCGCATCCACCTGTTCCGCGTCGTAACCGCGTTCAGCAAGCGCTTGCGTGCGGCTTTTAAAGCCGGCACGCACCTGCTCAATCTCGGCGCGCACGTCTTTTAGCGGATCGATCCAATCCCAGCGCGGCGGCAGCCAAGAGCATGCAAGCCATTCACGACGACGCTCTTCGTAGTCGGGCAGATCGAGCGCGCCTGCCATCACTGCCGTGTCCATCCAGCGCATCCAGACCTTTCGGCAGAGCTGCCAGACTATCACGGCATGCTGATAAGCCTCGACGCGGCGACGAAACTCCAACAGCGCCAGCCGCGAGTTGGAGTAGTTTGCTTTCAGCATGTCGTTCGACAGATACGCATACGGAATGCCAAGCGCTGCTGAAATTTGCAGCAGCGTGCGATACTGGAACGGTTCGTAAGTTTGCCCGACATCCGCTGGTGTCGAAGTCTGAATCTCCTCGCCAGGTGCAAGCATGACAATCTGGCCGGGCTGCAAGTCTATCTGTCGCTCGCCCTCCTGGCCATCGCTCTCGGCAACGTCGAATGGCTCCGTTGGCGCTGGCGTTGTAATGAACAACGCATGCATCGCCGCGACCTTCTTGCGGTCAAGCTCAGCGTCGTCGTACTGATCGAGCAGGAAGAGCTTAACAATGGCTGGCGCAAACCTGGAAACACCGCGCAGCTGTCCCGCTTCGACCGGATCAATCACGTGGATGACTTCTGAAGCCGGCACACGCACTTTCTCGCCCGCCATCGCCGGATCGGTAGTGTCGCCTGGATGGCGGCGCAGAAAGTGATAGGCGACTCTTCGCCCAATGCGGTCAAACTCGATGCCTTGGCGAATGACGTTGCCGCTTGGCAACACTTCGTTGTGATTCAGCGGCAGCATCTCCGACGGCAACATCTGGAGCTGCAGCGGCACCACAAGCCCGTCTTCCGGACGACGCGGTCGGAAGCGCACAAACACCTCGCCAGCGATGAACACCTCGCGCGCGACCCGACGCTGCTGACCGTAGAAGTCGGTGAAGCCCTCCGCATCGCTCTCGTCAGTCCACTCTAGCCAAAGCCGCTGCACCTGGGCTTTGATCTCGCCGTCAGCGATCAACGAGGACGGCGTGATGCCGGTGCCGACTACGTTACCAGCCCAAGACTCGATGGCGTTCGCTGCATAACCATTGTTGCGCACTAGCCAGCGAGCGCGCGCAGTGATGTCGGCCCCCGCCGCAGCAATGAGCGCGTTGAGGTGGGCACGGGTCGGCTGAAAATGGCGCAGCCTACGGTTGTTTTGCGCGGCATCGAAACCGCCGATAAAGGCACCGACACGCCGACGCCAGCGCGAGAGTGTGGATAGCATCTGATGCTACAATCCTTTGCTGGCGGTGGTGCGGACGATCCGCCGCCGCGCACCAGCAGAGGCATCGGCGATGCGGCGTTCAAGATCCGCGATTGCTGCAGCCATCTCCGCGTCCGAAGCGTAAGTAATCCGACGACCGTCGATATCGACAACTCGCACCCCACGCCAGCGCGCTTCAAGCAGCGCATCTCGACGCGCTTTCATCTGCTCGATCGTCACGACATTACCTCAGCGCATATAAGACGGCGTGAACACGCGCCAACCACGCGATGCACGGCGGCGAAGCACACCGGCAGACGGTAGCACGAGATCGGCCGCCTCCGACTGCTCGATCGCCGAGTCCGACACGTCATCGCGGTGCTCAGGCGCGACAGTACGCTCATCACGCAGCCCGACTTGCGCTTCCAGATCGCGCCACGTCGCTTCGGTCCAGCGATCCGCCCCGGCAATCCAGGCCGCTGCTCGAGCATACACGCGGCAGTCGAGAACCTCGTTGCGTTCCCTTAGCTTCTGCCACTCGAGCTTGGTGAATCCGCGTTTCGTGCGCACGCTCACCAGCTGCTCGGCGACAAGCTGCTTCACCCATTCCGCTTCCATACCACGCGGCAGGTGAATATAGCCAGGCGGATAGCTGCTACCAGCAGCTAGTTCCTCATCCGTCGGCCGACTCAGTCGCAGAAAGCGATACGTCTCGCTTTTGAAGGTGGCCACCGCAATCGTCCAAAGCCGCGCACCACGGCGCAGCTTGCGTCCACCCTCGGTCACATCGACATAGCTTGGCCCGATGACCGGCGCGATGCGATTGAATCCCTCAACGCCCTTCACCAGCACGACCTGCGCATGCCCAGCGCGGCGCGCCCAGGAATAGACTTCCGGCGCTTCATAGCCGGTATCGATAGCAAGCTTCGCCAGCCCGAGATTCGGTCCGTTGGCATGCGGCCACGTGCGGCCCAGAAGCGTCGTCAACTTGGCCCATGTCTCAGCACGCTCGGGACCGCCATCGATCACCACGTGGTCAACAAACCAACTTTCGAGACCGCGACCCCAAGCCCAAATCGACACCTCGATGCGGTCGCGCTGCACGTCTGCGCCAGCGGTGAGGAACAACCCACCAGCAGGCACGGTACCGATCGGCCAGTCCTCACGCCGCTCGTAGAGCCGTTCCCAATCCGGCGCTTCACCACGATCCTGCCAGGTCTCGCCAAGCACGGTGTTCTTGAACGTCTTGATCGCGCGGTCGTCGCCGTGCGATGCCTCCCACAACCGGGCGATCTCGCTCCAACCAAGCCAGCCGACCGGCGAGTAGAGCGCCGAGATGTGGAAGCCGACCGTGTACGGATCGTCCGATACAGCCGTGGCGCGCCATTCTCCTTCGGCCAGCATCGCGGTCTTGTGCTGCTCACCAATCGGATGCTCGCACGCCTCGCACAGATACCGCGCGCTTTCCGGTTCGCCCTTCTGCCAGACCAGCCGCTCGAAGCGCAGGTGCTGATAATGTCCGCAATGCGGACAGGGAACGAAGTAGCGCCGCTGGTCAGACGCGAGATACTCGCGCTCGATCCGCGACGTTCCGGCAATTGTTGGCGTCGAGACCAGAAAGATCTTGCGCCGCCAGCCGAAGGTCCGCGCGCGAGCCTCAGCAAGCGCAATCGGATCGCCTTCGCCCTCGACATCGCCAGGATAGGCGTCGATCTCGTCGAGGAACAGAAACCGCGCGCTCATCGACCGCAGACCCACGGCGCTGTTTGCGCCAGTCATCACCAGCTGCCCGCCGGGGAACTCCTTCGAAAGCTGCCGATTGCCAGAGTCCCGCGACCGTGCAGGTGCCACCCGCTCGCGGATTGCGGGCGTCTCTTCTATCAACGGATCGATGCGCTGTTCCGAAAAGCGCTTCGCAAGCTCGACAGTCGGCTGAACAGCGAGCATCGGTCCCGGCGCGTGATGAATAACGTAGCCAATCCAGTTCGTTCCCACGGTGGTCGCGCCGACCTGCGCGCCTTTCATGAACACCACGCGGCGCGCCGGGTGCGATGGCGACAGCGCGTCCATCACCGCACGCAAATACGGCGTGCGCGACGTGCGGTAGGGACCAGGCTCGGCGGAGTCGCGCGAGCCGAGCACGCGATGCCGGTCAGCCCATTCCGAGACCGTTAAAAGCGGCTCAGGCCGGATGCCGTCACGCCATGCGTCGAGAATCGCGTCAGCCCCAGGGAAGTCATCCGCGCTGCCGATCATAAATCCACGTCCTGATTCGCGCGTTCGGCAAGATGCGCGCGAAGATGCTCTTCCAAAAGCGACTGCAGCCGATGCGCGTCCACACCAAGCTGGAACGCGAGAACCGCCGCCGACCGCGCCGGCCAGTTAAGGATTGCGTCGCGTTCCTCCTGCGCAAGCCGACGGACCAGCGCCTTCGCCTTCGCGCGATCGATCAGTTTCCCCTTCGCCGCCTCAAGACGGACCTTTCGCTCCTCGACCTTGAGCGCCAACTCTGCTTGATGCAGCTGCGCAATGCTCAGCCCGCCGGACGGTTCCGGCGGAGCGGCAGCAGTTGGCGGTGGCACCGCACTCGACGCAGCCATCGACTTTAACATCGGCAACACATGAGGACGCGTGATGGGCGGTGCGCGTCGGCCGTCATGCCAGTCACGCATCCCCTGCTCGACGTCAATCAGCCCGTCCTCGCGCGGCTGGATACGCCCCGACCGGATAGCGTTCTGCACCGCCTGGCGCGTGACGCCCACAGCACGGGCGAAGGCGGAGATCGAAACGGGACCGGACAGCCCCACGCTGTGCGCATTGACCGTTCCTGACATGTCTATTTCAACACCTCACGCCAGCTCCGGCTTGCGCTGTTGCTTACCCCCCGCAACGCGATTGCGGGCCTAACGCTAGCGAAATGGCGCGCCTTCGCCGCCCGCATAGGTTGTAGCCCAGGAAGGACCCGCGCTCACGAAATCGTGAACATGGTGTGCAAGCGATTTCGCTTGCATCTGGAATCGCTGTGCGCGATATGGCGCACATCGGATGGCGATCGGCGCCGCCGAGATAGCGGAAGGAGACACGACATGAACACGCTTCGGAACCTTGCCAGCATCGCGCGTTCCTTCAACGGCTCCCGGGAGTGGTGGGACGCCTGCGTTGCCCTGGCCGAGGGCAGGATTATGCCTCCGGCCGAGCTGATCGACCTGGCCAATCGGGGGTCGCTTCAGGAGGCCGAGGCAGCCGCTATCGGCTGCGTGGCCTACGTTCGCGCCCAGATGATGGCGGCGACATCTGCTTGATGAACCACCCCGGGTCGCGTGCATGTTGCGCGCGACCCGGAAAGCGTTTGGCGAGACCCGCGC